TGCTGCTGGATACCCAGTGTAATCTGTGGGATATTGGCAGACTGAGCGAAGTATGCAACCTTAGGATACTTAGCGAGCGTAAACCTAAACCCAATAGGTGACAGGAAATTCCTGTTTTCAATTTGCTTATTCCATGTCGCCATGTGTCTTATCCTTAAGGAGTTTCTCTAGTCTTCTCCTGGTATTTATAGCTTCCTGCTCATCTCTATGTACATGACGATAACCACGATGTCCTCGGAGGATCATAGTCCCCTGATAAAACATCGTGGCAGCAAATAATAATAGTAGTGTGATTCCTATTACTTCAATGTTATGTTGAGCCATGGGAATAACGGGTCTATAACTCCAATAAGTCGAAGCAAACCCTCAGCAAAAAGTGCAAGAACAACCCAGCCAACACACATTGAGATAATTGAAGCATTACGATTGTGTCTGCGTATGGCATCAGCAATCATTACCTCCACTTCTTCTTTACTGATAGGAGTGTTAGTCATCAGTATCCTCGTTATACCAGAAGTCTTCCCAGTCTTCGGCGTCGCCCTCATATATGGGGCAGGGCTCCTCCATGAGGATGCGGTTTTTCATTTGCTTTGCTTTTAGTGAGAGTTGTTTGAGGTCCTCTTCGTCCATGTCTAGAAGGTTGTCGATGAAATCCAAATCTTTCATGAATGATACTCCTGAAGCATGTCGAGGATTTTGTTGAGGGCATAGTGGGCACCGTCGTGCCAGTCACCGTTTTTATCCCTGTGCTCTCCATTGTAGAGCCCAGTCTTCAACTTGTAAACCCTTGCTTCCAAGTCAATCTTTTTCATGATACTCCTCGGCATAAGCGTATCCTAACAGTATAGTAATTATTTAACAAAAAAGCGACCCCTTCGGGTCGCTGGTAGACGAATACTGTTAGGGTTATCTCACATAAGAATCCTCCTACAAATCTTCTTGCATTGGGATTGGTTTTGGATATCACATTCAATCAAACACTCGTAGTAGTCATTCAGCATCTGCATCTCGATGTCCATCTCATCGATAGTATCCTCAAAATGACGCCACTCGTCGAGTTGATTGCGCGAAGTTATGTTGTGCATAACTGACCTCCATATTTGTACCCATAATCAAAGGAAGGTTTGGATCATCGTCTCACCTCATAATTCTATTACTACTTATCTTTGTTTTGGTATCGTAATATACATTTATTGCTTTTTTACATTGGCGTTACATAAAGACAAAAAAAGAGACCCTTGCGGGTCTCTGTGTAACGTTTGTGAAACAAGGATCACATGAGGTTGGTGACCTTAACACGTCTGTAGTAACGGTTGGCGTTAGCGGTAAGTGCGCCTTGACCCTGAGTAAGACCTTCAGCGAAGGGATTAGCGACCATGCCGTAGCGGGTCTTGAAGCCAATCTTGGGCTGGAAGGTGTCAGGACCGACAGCACGGACCATCTGGAGGGGCACATAGGGGCAGTAGAAGAGACCTGCGTCATAAGCACTGCTACCTTTGTAACCAGCCACATAGAAGTGAGCGTCGGAAACGTTGGCAGAGTAAGGATCGACGTAGACCTTAATACGACCGTTGAGGGTGCCAGCAAGGGTGCTGCTGTTGTCGTCGGGCAGCAGGTTGCTGTTACCAGACAGTGCAGGGGTGTAATCGAGCACACCAGCCATGGACAGAGCAGATGCCACATCAGCAGAGCAGATGAGGATGTTGCCCTTCCCGCGACGAGTCTCGTGACCGATAGCATTCATGTCACGCTCGATTTGGAAGAGAAGACCTTTGAATTTCTCAACCGACCAGCGACCGTTGGAGTCAACGTCGAGGTCAAACACACCAGCAGTAGCAGTGTTGTTCTGAGCGCCAGGGCGAGCGATCTTGTAAACAGTACGGACAACCTCACGGTTGATCTCTGCCAGCACTTCAGTGCTGAGGATGTTTGCAAGCTCGGACTCGGCATCCAGACCATGGACTGCCTTCAGGTCTTGAGCAAGCTCAAGGCTGTATTCTGCTTTCAGAGCACGGGACTTCGCAGTAACGGTGACCTTCTCGATCGAGAAGCCCATTTCGTTGAAGTGGTTGCCAGCGGCATCACCCAGTGCTTCTGCCTGAGCAGTTGTCATGCCCTGACCGCCGATGGTGTATTGACCAGCGCCGTCAGCAAGCAGACCAGGGTTGCTACCAGTCTGAGTGTTAGAGGCAAGGCTGTTGCCGCTATTCTCAGAAGAATGCTCGGAGTCAACTTCGTTGAAGAATGTCTCAACAGCGGAGTTGGCGATGTCGCGGTTGGTGCCCTTAGTGGAGCGCATTGCGAAGATCAGTCCAGTAGGACCAGTCATGGGCTGCACGCCGCAGATGTCATAAGCAATCAGCTTAGGCATGGAGCGACGAATCAGGCTGATCAGCACAGGGTCGAAACCTGCAACAGGACCAGTCGCGGTGCTGCTACCAGAGTAGCCAGTGCCACCCAAGGAGTTAGTAGGAGCAGCTTCTGTGACCAGACCGCGCTCTTCCTTGAGGAATTTTTCTTGGTTTTCCAGGAGGACAGAGGTAACCGCCTTTCTATAGGTATCCTTGATAGGATCGAGCTCATTATGCTCAAGAATGGGGTTCCACTTTTCCTGGAGTGCTTCTGCGTTAAACATTTTAGTACTCGTAGGTTAAAAGGGGTAAAAAATTATTTGCTCCAGCGGGAGATCGCTTGGGCATATGCTGCCATAGCGTCGCCAACAGGTGCGTTCTCGACTTCAACATCCTCAGTGACCGTAGTCGCTTCAGGTTTTGTAGAGAAATACGATTCACGGAGGGTAGAGACCTTCGCACGGAAAGACTCTTCATTTTCAAACTCAACAGCTTCCGCCAGGGAGACAAGCTTCTCGCGTTGCGAGAGGGAAAGTCCCTCAGCGATCTCTGTCACAATCCCATTCTTGATATAGGTGCCGACACTCTTTTGGAGCTCGACATTTTCTTCAATAGACTCGTTGAGTTTAGCTTCCATGGTATCAAGTTGTGCCTGAATTTCTTCAACGACATCAACCTTCTCTTCGGGGAGATCAATATAGTTCTCCACGAAAACTTGCTTGAGACCAGTCAGCATGTTCTCAGCCATCTCGGTCTTAATACCGTGCTCAATGGCGAGCTCATTCTTTGCCATCCATTGACCAACCGCATAAGTCAGATACTCATCGACTTTTTCTGCGAGGTCGGACTTGACAGTCTCAATTTCTTCTTCAAGGACTTTAGCGTAGTCCTCGTGCATACGCTCCAGCTCTTCGTTGATTCTGGAAACGACCGCTGCTTCAAAGATAGTCTTAGCTTTCTCTTTGAATTCCTCAGACAGTTCTTCACCTTCGGTGAGAGCAGCAACGTCAGCAGACAGATCAACTTCGATCACTGTCTCCTGTGCTTCTTCAGCGGGCTCTTCAGCAATGGTTTCGCCATCGGGCTCGAAACCTGCTTTCACATCACCCTTAGCAGCGAATTCTGCTTTAGCGCCAGAGGCATCAGAGGGCTTAGTTGTTGGAGCGGAAGCATTACCACCAGCAATAGTCTTATACTTATTGCTGTCATCAGTGGGTTTGCTGTTTTGGGGTGTAGGACCACCGAGATCTTGCACACCAGCGAGACTACTACCGTCAGCGCCCAGTTTGGGCTGTGGGTCGGCAGGTTTTGCGCCAGCGGTTACACTCGATTCATCCAGAGTTGTTTCAATCTCTTGTGACATTTTGTCTCCTGGGTACAAACGTGCGATATTTGCTATAGTTATTTATAGATTAAAGATTTTTGATGAAGGAGTGAAACGCGGAAAGTTTCATCTCATCCAACTGAGAGCGGTGTGCGTTATCAATTCTTTGCTTGATATGCTCGATTCTTTGCTCTTGGATTGCGCCTCCAGCATAGACCCACTCTTTTCCTTCCATAATGCCATTGACAAAAGCGTCAGGGGCGGAAGGATCTGCCACGATATCTGCGGCAGTTGCGAGCATAAAGTCATCAGCGACGACCTTAATACCACCTTCTTCCTTGATAGATCCGAGACCTCTGGAAGATACACCAAGTTTCACACCTTCGTCGAGAAGGGACTTAGCGATGTTACCCATGGGGGTATCGAGAAGTCTTGCCTTACCTACGAAGTTATTACCTTCTCTTTGCAGAGAGGTGATAAGGTGAGACACGCGGTCGAGGTTAATAGTAGGACCATCAGGATGACCCAATTCCCCTAGTGCGCGACCCTTGGAAATGTATTGCTCGTTGTATTTAGCAACTTCGCGCTGAAGAGTTTCTGCGCGATACATGCGTCCATTTCTATTCTTGATTTCACCCTGCAGGAAAACACCTTCGATAAAGTGGCGCTTTTTGCCATCCTTACCTTCAGTGATTGTTACCTTAGCGGATTCAATCTCCTCCCTGATCAGTTTCATCTGTAGTTTCCTCTGGTGGTGTATCAGTTACTTCAGTCTCTGCAGATGCTTCGACTTCAGGTGTTTCCTCGGGCTCCTTAAACATAGAGGATCCGATTTCTTGTTTCTTTGCGTCAATTTGATCCACTGCTACGGTTTTCATAGCGGCGTCCACATAATCTGAAAGGTCTTTTTGACCTGCAAATAATGCGTTGACTATCTCAAGCGCAGATTGTGTAGGCATGATTATTTAGAATTCAATAATACTATTTAGAAATCTCCTTTTTTACGATCCGCGGGATCGATGCCCTGCTCCGCGTATTGATCCATCGCTTGCTGCTGAGGATCAACTGGCTCAGGTTGGAGTTGCATTGCCATTTGCTCGTGCTCCATGGCTGGCATTGCCATAGGATCCATGAC